CACTTACATGGTGGTCGGCACGGGGATTGACCAAAACACCTTTATTGAAACGGTGGACTCGGGCACTTCCGTCACCATCAATAGACGAACAACTACCGCACAAACGGACGCAACCGTGTACTTCCAAAAGATGAAGTATGCGTTTCCAAGCGACTATGAAGCCATCATCCCAAGAACAATGTGGGACAAGGACAAGCATTGGGAAATGCTCGGCCCCGAAGATGCCCAACAATGGGAGTGGTTATTGTCGGGCTACATTGCAACCGGCCCAAGGATTCGGTGGCGTTTGTTTAGCAAGTATTTCCAAATATGGCCAGGTTTCTCCAACGCTGAGTTCTTAGGCTACGAGTACCGTTCAAACGCTTGGGCAAATAGCTCTACGGACATCCCCAAGACATCGTTTACGGTTGACTCCGATACTTGCATATACCCTGACCGTTTAATGGTTCTCTCAACCAAGCTCAAATACTTTGAGGCTAAAGGTTTTGACACAACGGCCATGTACCGCAACTATTTGGAAGAAATGGAAGCGGCTATCGCCTTGGATATGTCTGCGGCTAATTTGTCGTTTGCACCAAGGCCAGGCACGATCTTAATTGGTTACGACAACATCCCCGATAGTGGATATGGGGCATCACCGTAATGCCAAAAATTGCCCAAAGGACTGCCGCTAACGTAGCGAGTATTCCCGCGCCCGTTGGGGGTTGGAATGTTCGTGATTCGTTGGCAAATATGTCACCAACCGATGCGGTGACGATGACCAACTTTTTCCCAACGGTGTCAAGTGTGAACTTGCGCGGTGGATATACCAAGTGGTCAACGGGGATTACGGGTCAAGTTGATACGGTAATGGCGTATGAAACAGGCACTGTAAGCAAGTTGTTTGGTATTGCTGGTGGCAAAATTTACGATTGCACTACCAAAGGCGCTGTCGGTGCGGCTGAAAAAACGGGCTTAACAAATAGCCGTTTTGAGCATATCAACGTCACCACTGCGGGCGGGAGTTTTCTCTACGCTTGTAATGGCGTAGATGACCCATTGCTTTACAACGGCACAACTTGGGCAAGCATTAACGGCTCAAGCTCACCGATTGCGATCACGGGCGTAACGACAAACAAACTCAACAACGTCACATTGTTTAAAAATCGTGTGTGGTTTGTTGAGAAAGAAAGTCTAAAAGCATGGTATTTGCCAACTAACTCGGTGGGCGGTGCGGCCGAGGTTTTAGACTTGAGTTCGATTGCCCGAATGGGCGGTTATATTGTTTCGCTTAGTGCTTGGACAATTGATGCGGGTTATGGCGTAGACGACAACCTTGTGTTTGTAACGTCTCAAGGCGAGATTATTGTCTACCGAGGCACTGACCCCTCATCCGCAAGCACATGGGCTTTAGCGGGCGTTTGGAAGCTCGGAGCGCCCGTTTCTAAGCGTTGTTTGTACAAGTACGGTGGCGACTTACTAATTTTGAGTTTGGATGGCTTGTTGCCATTGGCATCGGCTTTGCAATCAAGCCGACTTGACCCAAGGGTTAACTTATCCGACAAGATTCAAGGCGCTATTACCGAAGTAACAACCGCTTACCAAAACTCATTTGGTTGGGCTTTGCTTTATCACGCCAAAAACAATGCTTTGTGGATCAATGTCCCCGTAAGTGTTGGCTCACAAGAGCAATTTGTGATGAACACCATCACAAAGTCATGGACAAGATTTACGGGATGGGCGGCTAATTGTTGGGAAACATTTAACGACAATCCTTACTTTGGTGGTAATGGATATGTTGGTTTGGCTTGGGATGGCTACACCGATGATGTAAACGACATCAATGCGGTGGCTTTGCAAGCGTTCAATTACTACGAAAGCCGTGGTGTCAAGAAATACTTTACAAGGGCAAGACCATCGATTTTCACGGATGGTTCTCCCGCCATTGTGGTGGGGATGAATGTTGACTTTGATTTATCGGACACAACGGGGAGTTTGAACTTTAGCCCAACGACCTATGGGTTTTGGGACACATCCGTTTGGGACACGGGATTGTGGGCGGGCAATACCATCATCACAAACAATTGGCAAGGCGTCACGGGTATTGGATATTGTGCGGGGATTCAACTAAAATCTGCCTCACAAGGCTTGCAAATTGAGTGGGCCTCAACCGATGTGGTGTTCCAACAAGGATGGGCTGGCATATGAACGCAAAGATGGAGAGATTTGCAGATGTTTCAGCCGAGGCCGTAGTGCTTATTGGCAAACATTGGACGGAACTTTACGGCAATGCCAACCTAAAAAGCGATTTAGGCGGCATGATTGAGCTAGAAAGAACGGGCAATTTTGCATACTTTACCTTGCGCACCGAATCGGGTGATTTGGCGGGTCATGCGGGATTCATGGTGTTTAGATCGCCTTTTTATGGCGCAATGCAAGCGCTAGACGTTTTTTACTATGTATTGCCCGAGCATCGGGGCGGTCTTGGAATTTGCAAACTGCTCAAACTAGCGGGGCAAATGCTCAAAATCAATGGTGTTAGCCAAGTCATGATTAGCCACAAGAAAAATCAAGATTTGAGCGTTTTGCTTCAAAGAGCAAACTATGAGCCATCAGGCGAAACATACGAATTTAAGGAATAAACATGGCTTTCTTATGCCCCCAACCATCCGCGCCCGCAACGCCCGATTACGCTGCGGCCGCTACCGCCCAAGGCGTAGCAAACAAGGAAACTGCGCTTCAACAAGGTTATCTAAACAACCCTAACGTCAATGGCCCGTTGGGCAATCAAACCGTTACATTTGATGCCGTTACGGGTCAACCAACGATTAACCAAAACTTGACCCCAACGGGTCAAAGCACGTTGGAAGCACAACAACGGGTTCAACAAGGAATGGCAAACCTTGGTGAGCAAGGTCTTACAAGCGCATCAAAGATTATTGGAAAGCCGTTTGAGTACACGGGGCCAGGCGGGATTTTCTCTTTAGCCGATTCTGGAAAAGTAACGGCTGCGCCCGATCTTACAAAAATGGGTCAAGCACAAGGCTCAATGTTTGGCTTTGGTGGAACGGCCGCAGGCATGGGTGCGTATGGTACGGCCTCTGGTGGTGTCACAAGTGGCCAAGCACTAGGCTCTGTTGCCAATCCACAAGCTACCGCCAACTTCCAAGGTGGTCAAGCAATGGGCGGGGTAACTGGCCCGAATTTGCAACAAAGTTATAGCGGTTATGGAACCGTTCAAGGCGCACCCGATTTGGGTAGTTATGGCTCGGCTTCCTCGATTGGCGCGGATGCTTATGGATTAGCCAAAGGCGATGTTGCGGCAAATCAATACGGTTTGGCGGGTGGCATTAACCCATCTCAATATGGATTGGCACAAGGCGGTGTTCAAGGCGTCAATTTGCAACAATCATTGGGCAATATTGGCCAAATCAATCAAAACTTAAACGCCAATAATTACCTTGCAAACAACCAATTAAATTTGAGCAATGTGGCTCAAATGCCCGTTAATGCGGGAACGACAGGCCAAGCGGCAATCATGTCTCGGCTTGCGCCTCAATTGGAACGCCAACAAAAAGCCACGGCTCAAAACTTGGCAAACCAAGGCTTAGTGGCGGGCGGTGAGGCATATACAAATGCAATGCGAGATCAAGCCCAACAACAAAATGATTTGTTGACCCAAGCGGCTTTGCAAGGAATTAACTTGGATACTGCGGCAAATCAACAGGGTTTCAATCAAGCCTTGGCATCGGGTCAATTTGGTAATACTGGCACGCAACAAAACTTTGGAAATGCTTTGGCGGCTCAACAAGCGCAAAACGCGGCTCAAGGTCAAGGTTTTAACCAACAATTGCAATCTGGTCAATTTGGTAATCAAGCGCAATTGGCAAGTTTTGGTGTTGATTTACAAAACCAACAAGCAAGAAACGCGGCAATTGCGCAAAATTATGGTCAAGCATTAAGTTCGCAACAATTGCAAAACCAAGCCATTGGACAAAACTTTGGTCAAGCTATGACGGTTCAAAATGCTGGGAATGCGGCAGTTGGTCAAAACTTTGGTCAAGGCATGGCGGCTCAAAATGCCGCAAATTCCGCTATCAATCAAAATTTTGGTCAAGATGTAACAAAACAACAATTGGCGAATGCAGCGGCTTCTCAAAATTATCAGCAAGGCATGGGAACACAAGCAGCGCAAAACCAAGCAATTGCCCAAAATCAAGCTACGGCAGTGCAACAACAACAATTGAATAATGCCGCACAACTTCAACAATACAATGAAAATCTTGGTGGTGCGCAATTTAGTAACAATGCGGCTTTGCAAGATTTACAAGCCAAACTTCAATTACGCAATCAACCTTTGAATGAAATCACGGGTTTGATGAGTGGATCGCAATTACAGATGCCTCAGTTCCAAGGTTACAACCCAACCAACATTGCCCCCGCCCCC